GTAGATGTCGAGGCCAATTGTTTTACCCTTGACAGCAATGTTGTCTAACCATACTACAGGGAACGCATCTTTACAGTATTCAGCAGTCTTAGGACCAATGATTAGTAGCACACCATATGATTTAGTCTGACCTTCTAAACGTGCTGCTGTACTTACACTGTCACCCAAGACGTCATAACCAAACTTGCTCTTAGCACCAATGTTACCAATTAAGGTTTCACCTGTGTTAACACCTGCACCCATACCAACTGGCGGACGACCACTGGCTACAAGTTCTACGTTAAAGTCTTCAATAGCATCAATCATTTCAAGTGCTGTTCGTACCGCAGTCTTAGCGTGATTAACATCATCTAATGGAGCACCGTGTACATGTAGTGACGCATCACCAATAAACTTGATCAGCGTACCATCGTTCTTAAGCACAGGAATACTTAGTGCTGTCATGTAATCGTTCATGATTTGTGTAAGACCTTCTACATCATCACCAAACGATTCACCCAATGTTGTAAAGCCACGTAGGTCAGTCATAACAATTGAAAGTTCTTTACGTTCGCCACCTAGTTTGATCAGCTCTGGGTTTTTCTGTAATCGTTCAACAATAGTAGGGTTAACATAACTTCCAAACTGTTTCTTGATCTGTTGTTTCTGTAAGAACTCGCTGATAAACTTAACACCATAAGCATGTAGCATAACCAATACACCGCCCGCTGTGGGCACAATAGCATCAAACAAGAAACTGTAGTTAGCAAACGCATACATAGTTAAGGGAGTAATACCGGCTAGCAACACAACGCCTACTCCAAGTCCGACATATACCCAACGGCTTAAGATTAAGATGATTAAGCTGATCGTAATAAGAGCTAGTAGCTCAGCGCCAGGTGCCCAATCAGGACGTTCAATATTTACATTATTAGCTAGTGTGCCAATCACAGCGGCCTGCATGTCTTGTGGCCATACACTGCCAATTGAAGTTGGCACTGGATTAGCTAACCCTGCGGCACTTAGACCTACAATAACCACAGCACCACCAAAGTCTTTAGGCAAGTTTACTGCTGATACCTGTGTTGATTTTTGACTCCAGTCTACCCAGATACGCCCTTGACTATCTGTACTAATGGGACGAAAACTTGGTATGCGCATTTTCTCAACACCATTCTCATTTAGCTTTACTTGAAATGTTGAGTCTTGTGATACCACACGTAGAACTTCTAATGGGATACTCGGATATACTTCTTGGTTGTAACCAACGAATAAAGGCAAGCGACGGTTAACACCATCTACTTCTGGGAATGTGTTAGCAATACCAACACCAGCGGCATTGTTTTCTAACTCTTTAATATTAGCAATAATACCTGGATATTGAATAATTGTGTTGCTGTACTCTGCACCAATAACAGCACTGCCTGGCTTACGTGGAATGTTTTTTGTTGTTTGACTTGGCATGTTAGTAAGAATAACTGGATGATCTTCTAGCTCTAGCATTAGTGCTGGGTCGCCACCTTGGCGGTCTGCCTCTGGCATCATAATAGTCCAAACTACTAATCCGGCGTTACGTGAATATAAATCGCCGATTAGGTCAGCGTATTTGTCACGCTTAAATGGCCACTGGCCATACTTGTCTAGTGTTGCTTCATCTATATTTACAGTATAGATATTATTTTGAGTAGGAGCCTTATTGGAAATGAGTGTATCAAAGTATCTGAGCCTAACTGACTCCACAAAGATTGGACCTGATGTAATTACTGTGACAATAATGGCTAAGGTAATAAGTGCAGTCCACGGACTGACTAACAGTTTTTTAAATTTATTCATAGTTTAGTATTTATAGGACGTTGTTTCCTTTTACCTGTAGGTTTAATACAAAGTTTTCAATTAACAACTTAGTGATGGTGGCTAAGAGTATAGCTTCACCGTTTTCCGATTGGCTGTAATGTTCATAAAGCTCGTATGATTGGCTACCAATGATTTGGTATATGCGATCTTTATCTAAGGGCAAATCATCCCAATCAATTTCATCGCTAATTTCTACTTCTTTAGCAAGTTCAATAATTTCTTCTTGAGTAAATTTCATAGTCATCCTTTTATGGTCCGGCGTGAGGGAATCGAACCCCCAACTAGGGAGTAGAAATCCCCTGTTATATCCATTTAACTAACACCGGGTTGGTGGGCCTTAGGGATTACGATACCCTGACCTAACGATTATGAGTCGTCCGCTCTTCCTCTGAGCTAAAGGCCCTACTTAAATATGGCGGAGAGTATAGGATTCGAACCTATGCTCCCTTTACAGGGAGGACGGCTTAGCAAGCCGCTGCCTTCGACCACTCGGCCAACTCTCCAAAACTTTATTAATTTCTTACTATAAAACTATTATAACACCGTTTATCAATAATGTCAAGTATTTGGCGGAAGTTAATCGCATCGAACGATTTACCATTCCTGGTAACTACAGTTTTCAAGACTGTGTGAGGAGCCAACCTCAGTAACTTCCATGTTAGTGTTAGGTATTTTTGTGTCAGGAACCTAACAAACCCCGTGAGCGCAGCCCATCCTCTTTTCGCGTCAGCGGAACCAGAATTGTCTCTTAACGAGATTGAGGTCTGGTGTTGTGTAAGTTGGGCGGTTTGCTGTACTCTCCTAACCTCGAATATATACAGTTACAGCTTTCTCCCAATTTGACTAGTAACCGCAGTCGTCGTCAACTGTTTGGCAGTTGAGATTCTCTTTCTAGTCTAGTAGCTTGTCGGTCCTACGACCTAAGGTTTTCTGCTAACAAAGTCCTTACGGCTATCGTTTCGCTCGGGCTGCTACTTACCTCAAACCCTACCGGTATTAGAGAATTCTTTGGTGCTACCTCTTGGACTTGAACCAAGTACACCCGGCTCTTCAGACCGGTGCTCTACCAGATGAGCTAAGGTAGCATTCTAAACTAAATCCAAGTAGTGCATTAACTTATGCTTTACCATTAGGTTCGGCACACGAAATTTTTCAGTGTCCCTAAACCCAATCATATGGCCAACTTCGGCTACTGCCCCGCTACGTGCTACACCCATATGACAGTGTACCACTACGTTCATATGTTCTTTCCATGCTTCTTTTAATGCTTCAGCAATCCCCTTAGCATCGGCGTTGGTAATTGCCGCTGCATAATAAAACTTTTCGCTGTCGCTTTCTTCTACATCTAAAAAGTAAAACTGACGCACTGTGCGGAAGTCATATTTGGGTGTTGGGAATTCTGTACCGGGATCTACGATCTGGATTAACATACTGTTGAAACCCGGGTCGTAATGATATCCTTTACGTACATCATCAAGACTGATATTTTCAATCCACGGTTTCATCATCGTATTCATCCTTATAATATTCTGGGTATTTGGCACGCACCCTAAGATGATTGCCCATTGCGGCTCCACAGCTAAACTGATCACCCTCTTTAAACTTACGTCCGTTAAGTCTAAACGGCTTTAGTACTCTATCACCATTCCACCAACCTCGTTCAATCCTAATGTATCCAAGCTCGCCTAACTGCTCACGCAACTTAGCGAACTCTGGGTGGTCTTCTGAACTCGTAGTACCACATTTACCCTTACCTTGTAAGATTAATATTAATTCTTCAACTGTTGGCTCACGACCGTTTTTAGTGTAAGTGTTCCATTCTTCATGTATAGTTACACTGGTTAGGTATTCCGGGTCTATGGTAAAGTCCATCATTCTTGTCCTCGCTTTCTTAATTCATCTATTAGGCCACCATAGGCTAATGTATATTGTTGTTCTAATCTCTCCAACATATTAACACAACTTATAATATGCGCTGTATCCATATCTTTGATTAAGAGAACTTTGCGTGTTTTAGTTAACCACGTCATCCGATGCGTCCTACGATACTCTTTAAAGTCCGCATTGTTAGGCGTACTAAGTATATCCCAAGCTAATTGTTCTTCTTCAGTCATTATGTGCTTAAAGTTTCCCACACTAATTCCTTTTCAACCATCTCACGTAGTTCTGGATCATCCACATAGTTTAGAAAGTGTCCTTCTTCGTGATCTACATCAAGCGAAACTGGTTCACCTTTTGAGTATCGTGAACATTCTTTAGCAAAGTTATGTGCTTCTGCCTCACCGTACCAGTTATCAACGGGAAACTTTGGGTTTAAGTTTAAGTAACAGTCAGCATTAGTGCCCTCAACTGTATAGTTTGAATATCCATAATCTTCTAACACACAAAATTTGCATTCAACGCACTTCATGATATATCTCTTTTCTAATTATTAGTATTATACATTCTTTTTACCAAAATGTCAATGGGGTAACCAATGGGTAACGATCCCATTCTACGACTTTCACAGAGTCGGGTGCTAAACCTTTACACTATGGTCACCATTGGAGCGGATAACGAGATTCGAACTCGTGACTCATGCTTGGCAAGCACGTGCGTTTCCTACTACGCTATATCCGCATTGATTGGCCGGCCCGGAGAGATTCGAACTCCCAACCTCAAGTTTCGAAGACTTGCTTTCTATCCAGTTGAATTACGGGCCGATATTGGTGGTAATGGTTAGAGTCGAACTAACACTGAACACCGTATGAAGGTGGTGCACTTCCATTATGCTACATTACCGTTAGTGTTAACTCTCGCTAACATTTGACTGACAAAATGTTATAAATGTTAGCGATAAGTAACATTTGGAGCACAAGGTCGGATTTGAACCGACGAACAAGGGATTTGCAGTCCCCGCCATTAGGCCACTCTGGTACTTGTGCTTTGATTGTTTGGCTTCGGTGCACGGATTCGAACCGCGTCTTGTGGTTTTGGAGACCATCGTGC